TCATGGTGGCTCTGATTTGCCACGTCGTGGGTCTGCTTGTCCTGCCGGCTGGTATGTGACGCCTGCGGGCTGTGTCCAGCAGCCTCCTATGAAGACTGTCACGGAGCGGGAATTTGTTGATGATCTTGCTACGAAGCCTATGCCTAGTACTGTGCCTGGGGAGCTTCCGTATCCTACTCATCTTCCGGTAGATGACCCCGTGGTCAACCCTACTCCGGGTAGCACGCCGACAAAGCAGCCGTATTTCCAGCCCACGGGGAACCCAGTCCCCAATCCCAATTTCGACCCTAGTAAGCCCATTGACGCCACGAATCAACCGTTTTTGCAGCCGGGCGTTCGCATCGTCCCAAGCCCTACGGCGGGTGAGCCCTGGCGTCTCGATATGCAACCCGTCAACAAGCCGCAAGCCACCGATACACCCGCAGAGCCGGGCACTGAGGGCAGCGACGATGGCTCAAAGCCTAAGCCTGAGGATCAGCAGTCTCTGTGCGAGAAGCACCCTGACATCCTCGCATGCCAAAAGCTCAAGCTCGGTGAGTTGGACCCTGTTGAGTTGCCAAAGCGAACGGTCCCTGTGTCAATTCAGCGTGAAGAGGGATTTGGCCCTGCCGATGGCTCATGCCCTGCGCCAAAGACGTTTTCGATCATGGGCAAGACCATGGCGTTTCGCTGGGATTTGATGTGCGATTTCGCGACCGGCATTCGGCCCTTGTTGATTGGCTTCGCCTATCTCTCGGCCGCGCTTGCGTTTTTCGGCTTGAGCCGGAAGGGGGATTGATATGGAAGGTATTGCCGATTGGCTTGCTCGCATTACGTGGCCGTTGGTGAGCCGCGCTCTCGTCGCGCTCGGCTTTGGGTACACCACGTATGAAGGCGCCGACACTGCCCTTGGCATGGCGCTGAGTGCGGCGAAAGCGGCTATGGCGGGTCTTGGTGGTGAAGTGCTCCAGCTTCTCGCCATGGCGGGATTTTTCGAGGCAATGGCGATCAGCAGTGGTGGGCTGGTGAGCGGCCTCGCTTGGATGGTCATGAAGCGCTTTGCGCTGCAAACCACGGGTAGCGGGGGCGGCTAATGCTGACGTTGATCACGGGCGCCCCTGGCGCTGGAAAAAGTGCTGCGTTGGTGTCTATGCTGGAAGGTCTTGGCAAAGACCGTGCGCTGTACGTTAACGGCATTCCTGACCTCAAAATTCCCCACGTCGAGCTCGCCGAGCCTGAGCGCTGGCCTGAGCTGGTGCCCGATGGCTCTGTCGTCATCATTGATGAGGTGCAGCGCATCTGGCGCCCGCGTGGTCCGGGTCAAAAGGTGCCTGATCATGTGGCCATGCTGGAAACGCACCGGCACCGGGGCCTTGATTTCTACATCATCACGCAAGGGCCGAATCTCGTTGATTCCAACGTGCGTGCCCTGGTCGGTCGTCACGTGCATCTGCGTGAAATTGGCATCCTCGGCCGCTGGTGGTACGAATGGCCTGAGTGCGCCGATAACTGCCGCACGGCTTGGAAAAATGCTCCGATCAAGAAGAAGTACAAGCTGCCGAAGCACGTATTCGATAAGTACAAAAGTGCCAGCGTTCATGTCAAGCCCGTGCGTTCCGTGCCCTGGATGCTGGCGGTTATGGTCGGCGCCTTGGTCGGTGTTGGTGTGCTTTCTTGGTTCGCCTACGGCGCCATACAGCAGCGGATGAATCCGAAGGGCGCGGAGGCTTCTGCGCCCGCTCCAGCGCCCACGGCGCAAGCTTTGCCAATGCCTGCTGCTGGCCCGTCGTCAGCACCGCAAGCGGCACCTCCTGATGAGCGTGTTGACTTCATCCCTCGCTTGTCTGACCGTCCATGGACGGCGCCCGCGTATGACGGCCTGCGTAGGGTCGTTTCAATGCCGTTGATCACGGGCGCCATGTGCATCAACGATCACTGCGTTTGCTTCAACGGCAAAGCGCGCCTGTTGGACGTCAGCAGCGCAGCGTGCAACGAGTGGCGCGAGCATCGCCCTTACAACCCGTATTTCCAGCCCACGTTAGAGGCCACCAATGACCCGAAGCCCGAAGAGCCTGCGCGCCCCGCTGGCGGCTGATCTGCGTCCTCCTGGGGGCAAACCGGGGCCCCGGCGAAGGGCGAATAGCCCGTCGAGCGTAGCGAGCTCGCAGGGGGCGGGGTATGGGGTGCCAAACCCCATGTTGACGGCCCGTGCTACCCGTGCCCGTTGCGTTGTGCGCTGGTCCCAGTTAGATCTGTTCGAGGGCGTCGCGCTGCCCTCGGCTACGCAAGCGAAGCGCGGAGGCGAGGGCGCGCGCAGCGCGCCCTAGATTTATCTCTCTGACACTTCAGCACAAAGCATAGGGAACAAAGAAAAAAGGGTTCCAGCCCTCGTAAGACTGGAACCCTTTAAACCAAACCGGGATGGAGGCCCGATATGGCTTTAAAGATTATCGATGGTGTGGCTTACGAACGCAAAGCAGCGGATGACGTGTTCAAGGTCAAGGTGACGGATATTGGCAACGGCCACATGGAAACCGTTGTCACGCGCGGCTGGTACTGGGAAGAGACCGATATGTCGCCGCTGGCAGTCAGCATGTATCTGGAATTGGTGGAACAGATCAAAGCTGACCCTCAAAAGCAGGAAGAGCGCGATCAGATTAACCGCGAGAGGGCAGCAAAACGGGCTAGGACGCGCGTTCGTCAGCTGTGTAAGGCCATGGGTGCCAATACGCTGATTACGCTGACCTATAAGGCCAATCAGCAAGACTTGGCTCTGTGTAAAAAGCATCTGAAAGAGTTCGTGCGCCGTGTCAAACGTGTGATGCCTGACTTCTGCGCCGTGTGTGCGTTTGAACGACAAAAGCGCGGCGCGTGGCATGTGCACATCGCATGCAAAAAGATTGCTTCCGTTGCAACGGTGGGCGGCTGGCATCGGATTAAGTCGTTTGACTTGCTCCGTTCCATCTGGCGATCTATCACGAAAGAGCATGGCGGAAATGTCGATGTGAGCCGGCGAAAGCAAGTGAGCCAAAAATCTGCGGCAAAGCTCGCTGCCTACTTGAGTAAGTACATCATGAAGGCGTTCGCTGAAGGCGATCTGCATTCAAACCGTTGGACTAAATACGGTGATGTTGGCGTGCCGGCCAGCGTCCAGCTGGGGTACGTGAAGTCCATGCATGAGGCTATCGAGCTCGTCTATGGGCTTATGCCCCAAGGCGCGAGCATCGTCACAAGCTATTTGTCTCACTGGCATGACGTTTTTTTCTTCGTCACTGAGGCTGAGCCGCCCGGTATTGGGTGAGTCCGAAGGACGAGGGCAAAGCCCTGCGAAAGCGATCGTTAGTCGGCTTGTCCGATTGAGACCTAGGCTCAACCCTTGAGGCAAGAGCGCGGTTCTCGTTTGCGAGAATTCGCCTTCCTAGAATCATGCGGGGAGGGACTATGGCGTCGGATAACAGAGATTGGTATCGCGATTGGTGGCGCAAGAAATCGGGTTACGTTGAACGTGCGGATTTCAGAGTGCCTGAGTCACAGCGTCAGCGAAGAAAGCAGCGCGCGGCGTGGCGGTCGGCATTACTCAAGCTGTCGCTCCTGCTGCTCTTGGCAGTTGCGGCGGTCATTGGCAAGCGGTTTTTGCTTTAGGCGCTCGGTGTTGCCTCGGACTGTTTTAACTATTCGAGGGAACTATGAATGTTGGATATGCGCGTGTTAGCACGCAAGATCAAGATACAGCTCTCCAGCTTGACGCTCTGCATCGTGCCGGCTGCTCTGTGATATTTGAGGAAAAGGCTAGCGGTGCATCTCGGCGCGGGCGTCGGGAGCTTGCTCGGTGTCTCGCGTCATTGCAACGCGGTGACGTCCTCGTGGTCTACAAGATAGACCGCATCGCTCGCAGCTTGTTTGATCTGCTGGAAATTCTGAGGCAGCTTGAGGCGTCGGGTGCGGTGATTCGCAGCATCACAGAGCCTCTGGATACGGGCTCGCCGATGGGGGTTTTTATGCTGCAGATGCTCGGCGCTGTCGCGCAGCTTGAGCGGTCAATGATTCGGGAGCGGTCCATTGCTGGCCAGCTGGCGGCAAGGGAGCGGGGGCGAAAGCCTGGACGTGTGCGGGCGTTGTCCGTTGAGGAGGAGGCGGACCTAGTACGTGAGTACCTTTTGGGTCTGACTACATATAAAGCGCTGGGCGTTAAGTACGGTGTCTCTGTGCAAGTCGCGAAGCGCGCGGTGTATCGAGTGACAAAGCCTGATCGCTATTTGAAGCGGAATAAGGTTTAGCGGTCGGAACCATCCGTTTCCGCCA